CATCTCTGCTGCAATAGCTTGCTTCTGATCCTGCATTGGTATCTCATCACGCATCATCTTAGCAATCTTACCTGCTACCTCACCTGCCTCTTCAGCAAGACCTAAGGCTGCATAGGATACAGCATACTTCTTAGGGTACACGGCTGTCTTCAACGCACCTATCTGATACTCGTAGAAGTTCATCATTCTTCACCTACCTCTTCACCATCACTTTTAATTACATACACATTATCTACATAGTTAAACCCTGCACTTTGTAAGAATGATTTGAAATGGTAGAGGTAATCATGTAGATTACCCTCAGTTACAAACATCTGATGAGAGCTTGTTGTTTTATTTCCGTCTTCATCATAAGTCTCTGCTGTGAACTTTACAATGTCTGGATGTAATTCAGTACTCATTACCAGTTTACTCCCTTTGTTTTTTCTAGCAACTCAATCATCTTCTTGAGATACCATGCAGCTTTTTCAGCATCCTGAATAGGATTACTCTTGTTCATCAAACGATGTCCTGTGTACTTGATTATTTGTGCCTGTGCTACAAAGATAGCGTTGTACTCACCAACTACATCTACAATATAATCCCAAGTTTCTATGTCACCTTGAGTGTAGTGGGCAGGACTGTTTACCATGTCCCTATCCTCTTTTTTCCACTTGGGTTCTAACTCTGCTGCTTTAGATTTCATGTATTGTTCATGCCCTAGCGGGATACCAAATGTGGTTGCCATAGCTTTACCTCTCCTGTGTCTGTATCATATTCACCATTACGTAGTATACGTGCTAGTCGTGCGTTCTCTAGTGCTACTTCTTCAGATAAACCTTTAGCCTTAAACGCAGCAACCACTTTATCCCAGCCACAACCATTAGACAAAAGTTTATTAGCAGTCTTGGGACCAACAGTTGGACAGCCGCTATAGTTATCTGTACTGTCACCAACCAGAGTTTGGTAGGCGAGATTGTAGTCAGCTTCTTCTTCAGTGATCGTAGCAACCTCACCGTTAAGCCAATGCCTTGCTGGCACAGTGAGTAGGTCTTTGTCTTCAGACCAGATAATAGTGTCAGGGTTTGATGTACCCAATATTCCAAGAACATCATCAGCTTCTAATCCTTTATATATAATTGTGTTATACTTACTCATCATATATTCCCTAGCATACGGAAGTAGCATAGGCTTACGAGTTTTCTTACGGTTAGCTTTGTAGTAAGGTGCAACCTTCTTACGATAGTTATCGCTGTCTGATAAAGCAACAATGCAATCCTGCACAGGTGCTTCATCTGTTAGCTTAGTGATCTGGTCAGAGATACGTATGGCTACGTCATCTTCAAAGCAATGTAATGTCCAATGACCATCACCCCAATTCACTGGTGTTTCGGCAGACATAGCTGCCTTGTAAGCAATGATGTCTCCATCAATAAGCAGTAGGGTCATCGTGTATATCCTTCTCTTTTTCCTGTTTACGTAGGATGCGTAGTCCTGTCTGTACCTGCACGTAGTCTAAGTATGCCTCAACAATCCACTTGATGCTGAGACAAATACTGACACTAAGAAAGGAACAGGTTAGTAGCAGCTTCCATACAAAATCAAAGTCCATTTAACTTCTCCTCTACTTGTACTAATACCTGTCTTGCTTGTGCTTTCTTTAGCTTAAACCATTCGTTCCTACGATCACTAGCCATGCCATCTGCTATCTGATGTGCGATAGCCTCAGCCTTACGTCTGTCGTTAGTGCTGATAGTGGCTACTACCTCGTAGTCACGGAAGGGGCTGCTTGTCTGGTAGCCGTTGCACCTATCGTCAGCATCAACAGCCATACCAATCTTAACCCACTTAGGCCACGCTGGATTGGTAATGATGTAGACCATGCCCTCAGTACTACGTTCATAGTTCTCAAGACTAGAGAAGGCTGCATCATTGAAAGATTTATAACGTCCTGCTTTGTGTAATGGATGTTTCTTAGAAATTTCTTTACCATTCACATACATTCTGTTGGCATCACGCTTTCTAACTGCTTCTGGATTATCCTTATAGAAGAAAGGTCTGCCTGTCTTTGGGTTAATGCGTGTCTGACCAGTTGCGTCCGTACTTGTACTCACTGTCGAGTCTACATCTGAATCCGTAGTGGTGTTCGACATCTCGCATACACTGTTGAATAAGTCTTCCTGTCTCATCTTCTTGACCTTCCTTTACTACTAGTTGAACTTCATCATGTACAAACGCTACGATAGTAGCATCTAGTCCTGCCTTCTTGATAGCATCAGCTATGAATACGTACCAAGTCTTACATAAGATTGCACCACAACCTTGAAGCAAACTGTTGAGTGCTGCGTGGCTGTGTCGGATAGGTGTGTGCCTACCATCTAGTCCCTTGATGTAACCACGATCATCTGCTGCTTGGGATACTGCATCCTTCAGCTTCTTGAGTGCAGGTAGCTGGCTAAGAAACTTCTTCTTAATACGCTTACCTTCCTTCGCACCCTTGCCTATGATCTTACCAATCTTCTCATCACCTGCACCATACAAGAATCCATAGATGAATGTCTTGGCATTGGAACGTGTGGGAAGACCAGCAGCTTCTTGGTTAGTGGTATGTACGTCACCGTCTAACACTACGTTAGCATAGTTACCGTCATCATACCTAGCCATATAGTGTGCTAGGCAGCGTAGTTCCAAACCTGATGCGTCAGCACCTAACAGGCTGTAGCCCTTGGGTGCAACGAATAAGGAACGACACTCCTTGCCATAGGCTGCACCAACGCTGGGTACCTGCCCAAGGTTGGGGTTGGCGTGGGTACACCTAGATGTGACAGCACCCATATGGTTTACTCTACCATGTAGTCTGCCGTTCTCCTCTAGCTTGAGCCATGCCTGTTTGCCAGTAGCTAGTTGGCCTATGCGTTTGTTTAGTAGTAAGTATTCCTGTAGCAGTCTAGCCTCTGGCATGTCAATGCTTTCCAGCACTGTCTCATCTACCTTAGGCTCACCACTGTCAGTGAATACTGTAGGCTCCCACCCTCGCTTGATCAGTCGGTCAGCAATCTGCTGCCGTGATGCAGGGTTGAATGGGATGGTCTTAGTCTTTGTCTTTAACTCAATGATGGTAGGCTCAAACGTGTCTACCAACTGTTGTTCGATGTCAGCCTTGCGTCCAGCTAGGCTAGCATACAGTTCTTGTGCAGCCTCAACATCAAAGTCAAAGCCTCTTTCCTCTTGTCCTATCAGCAGCGTGTGGATTACTTGTTCAAGATGTAACGCATCGCTGCTAAAATTTTTGCTGAGAATTTTCTCGTATAGTTTCTGCGTAACCTTTGTGTCTTGGATGCAGTACTCCAACATTTCGGTGGTGTATGCTGCAAAGCTTTCGCTATGATTATTGAAGTCACCTTTTAATTCTCCTAGCCTTACGCCCCAAGCCTTCAAGCTATGACTACCAATGATGTTAGCAGGGAACTTACCCTTGCTGTACATAGTGAAGTCTAGTTCTTTTAGGTGAGGCCAGATTGTCCTAGAGTATACCAACGTATCTACTACCTTACCTTTGAAGGTAAAGTCGTGTAGCTTCTTCATCACACGCAAGTCGTAGTCGATGATGTTGTGACCAATCAAGGTCTTTGCATTGTCCATAAACTCCAATGCTTCTTGCGTCTGTGTTGGGTCAAAGGTGTGTACCTCATCAGTGTGTACATCCCTGAAGACATGACACCAAACTTGTGTCACCTCTTTAAGTAGATGGTCTGCTTCTAAGTCCCATATGTATTCCATACTGTGTCTCCGCACTAGTTAAAATTCTACGTCTGGTTCTTCCTCATCATCAAAGAATACTTCAACCATACGTCCACTGTCCTTAATGTATTGAAGGCTGTTGCATAGGCCAGTCTCACCTGACCATCTGTTCTTCAACACCCTGACGTTGCTTATGTCTGGACGTTCCTTGTCTTGCTGGTTCCTTTCCAATCCAATCACGATGTCACTAAGCTGACCGATTGCAGCACTGCCACGTAGTTGTGACATGCTAGTCTGTGCGCCATCCTCATGTCCTCTGTCACCAGACGGACGCTTGAGGTGTGAGATAAGTATCATACCACAGTTAAGTTCCTCAACAAGAGAACGCATAGCTGTCATAGTGTTGTCAATGATACGTCTTTCATCTCCACCTTCTAGCCCACTAACAACGATACTGATATGATCAAGTACAATAAAATCGCAACCACAACCACGAACAAGGTAGCGTATCTTGGATAGCAGGTTGTCACTATCAGTACTGCCCCAATGATCATAGAGATATACTCTACCTGAACCAACTGTTGCATCAAAGGCATCACGTAACTCCTTGTCATTGATATCTAGTTCACCTAGATGCAAAGGCTTGTTGAGTTCGATTGACATAAGACCTAAGGCAGTACGCTTGACGTTCTCCTCTAGTGCTATGTAACCCACTGTCTGACCTGACTGGATAAGACCATGTGCTAACTCACGTGCTAGCTGTGACTTCCCAATTCCCGATCCTGCTGTCAGCGTTACGATCTCACCCTTGCGACAACCACCTACCTTCTCATTCATGCCTGAGTAGGGGTAAGGTATAGACACACGATCATCCACTGCTGTCACCACATCCCACAAGTCAGTACCAGCTACGATACCGTCAGGTCTGTAGGTCTTAGCACCCCACACTGCCCTGATTACTTCCTCAGTTCTACCAGCCTGTAACATTTCGCTGGCATCCTTGAGGGGTAGGCTGGCAATGCTTGCCTTGTCTGGTGGTAGTATCTTGGCACACTCAATAGCTGCTGCCTGTCCTACCTCATCCTGATCAAACATAAGGATGATCTTGTCGTACTTGCATAGCCATTCGATTGACTTGGCTATTGCTTTCTTTGCACCTGCTGCACCATTTGGTACACTGACCACACTATATTTGTTGTCAAAAATTTGACTGACTGATAGTGCGTCCACCTCACCCTCGACAATGGTAATCATCTTACCACCATCACGGCATAGGTGTTGACCATACAGGCCAGCATCCTTGAGGCTACCAATAACAGTGAAGTCCTTGTTAGGGTGGCGTACCTTCTGTGCTACAACGTGGTTGTCCTTGTTGTAGTAGTTGGCTACTTGTACCTTCTTACCGTGGTACTCAGCTACACCGTAGCCCCAATGCTTTAGTGTCTTCTCTGTTAGCTTGCGCTTGGCTAGCTGTGTAGGTATAGGCTGCAAGAACTTAGTGTCAATGCTAACCGTATCTCGTACTGGTTCCATACTATTTCCTTCTGCTGGTGTAAACTTCTCACACGCAAAGCAGTAGTGATTGCCAGAACTATACAACGCATTGGCATCACTACTGCCACAAGATTCACAGGCTTCATGCCTGATGAATGTACTGTTATCTTCCATTACCCAAGCCATGTCTTAGGGTTTGTACTGTGTTCTCAAGTCCGTGTACTATCTCCATGATTAGTTCATCATCATACTTGATGTCATCAGATAGCATAGCATGTGCCATGTCGTAATAGCTTACATGTTCTGCTAGTTCATGCTGGTCTACATAGACTGATACACTCAGCCCATAAGCACCGAACTCAGTGTTCATATCTACTTCAGATACCCATTCTTCCTTTACATCAATGACACTCATAACCACTCCTTAGGTATAGTTCCTTCTGCCCAGACAAAACCTTGTCGGTCTGCCCACTCTCCGCAAGTCATCTTAGACCCATCCTTTCTTTTCTTAGCACCCTGAATAGTAGCACTGGCTTTCTGAAAGACAAAGCGTACATCCAAGTCAGGATACTGTGCCTTGATTGCCTTCATCTTGCGTTGGCTATCCTGTCTTAGATAACCTTTCAGTTCTACTATCATTGTGCCTACTGATAAGTCAGGGATGTAGTGACGTTCCACATAGTAAGCCAGCTTCTCTGGCTCATACACATAAGGAACGCCACGTTCATCTAGGTCTGCAATGACCCTTGCCTCAAAAGTCCCCTTCGTCATCGGCAGTACCAGCAGTAGGTTCATCATCGAACATGTCATTACTGTTGTCCTTGGCTACAGCCTGTGCAACATACCCATCTTCCTCATCAAAGATAGATGCTGGCGCACCATACTCTACCAAGTCAATGACCTGCATTGCCTTCAGTCGTAGTGATACACCTACCTGCTTGGTTGACTGCATCACATAGGGGAATGGCTCGACAGCAATCTTAACTGTTGATCCATTGCCGACAGCAATAGACTTATCCATCGGTGTCTTCTTGGCATCCACCACTGATGGCTTCTGTGTGTATGTCTCGCCTGACTTAGACTTGATACGTGCCTTCAGCTTAGACTTGAACACTAGGTTGCCAGTCTCATCACCGTTGTCGTCTAGTTCCTTGCTGTAGGGTGTAGCTGTGGACAGGACTGCCTTGAGTTTCGGGTTGTCCTTGACAGCCTCTTGGAATTTAGTCTGGATAATTCCATCAAGCTGTTCACACACTGCTGCTGCTTCTGCCTCAGGTACGATGACCTGTGTTGAGTACTCTCCCTCTGGTACGAACCGTGTATCAGGGTCAAATACTTTTGCCCATTGGGCTTTGCCTTTAATGATAATCACTATCACTTCTCCTTAGTTGTTAAAGTTAGTTAGGCTATAGGTACAGGTTAGAACTAGGCAAAAAAGTATTGTGATTTCAATACGTTGTTGATGTCTAAACTACCCTTCTTTGGTGGTGTTGGAACGTCCTCAGTTCCAAGTGTGACAATAGCATGTTGTCTTAGCATTGTCAACACATCATGTTCAGTATACATCTGAACAAACTCTTGTCTCAATACATCAGACAGCCTTGGCATCTCGCTACTGTGTGTACCATAGCTGTCGTGTACCATGGCAAAGTGTCTGATACCCTGCTGCTTGCAGGTATTGATAGTCTTAGTCATAGCTGCTGCATCCATAGAGTGGATGAAGTTAGGGCTAGCACCTGAACCAGTACGCCGCTTGCTTACTTGGTTAGGTATATCTCTGTTGAGTACTAGCTGTATTGTGTTACCATTAATTAGGCTAGTGATCCTACGTTTCTCTACGTCATTGTAATTCTGCATGACCAGCCAGTTGGTTGGTGTTACCCATTCCATGTGCTTGTTATGACTGGCGTAGACAGCACCGACATCCTTAACGTAGTCCATGACTTGTCGTGCTGCTGTAATCACACCGTTGATTGCATCCCACACATGTCTAGCTAGGTAGATGGTAGCATCAAATAGGTCATCACCAAATATATCTGGTGTTCCCTTCTCAATCTTATCACGCATAGCTTCCTCAATGTAGGTACGACATGAGTGTATCGTGCCACTGTATGGTACAATCATCACTGACCGTTTAGTTAGAGACCTGTCGATGTCAAACTCTATAAATTTTTTCGCTAGAATTTCGCCTTGGTCTGCATCCTTGGTGATGTTACGCATGGCTTCCTCTGCTACCTCAGTGTAGATGTCTTGAGGTATATCAGATGCTAGTAGGTTGGTTGCCCTACCACCACGTTCATCACGTAGGATAGCTGATAGATGTTGCAGTCCGTTACAGCTTCCGTCAGCAGACACAGGTAGGTTGGACATATACCCCCAGCCATGCTTGACTAGGCCAGCAAACTCTAAGCACCACCCAAGAAACTGAAAGGGTTTGTCTGCATCCAGCCACCAGTTGTTGTCGTATGGGTTGTCAGCCACACGCTTAACCTCATCTGCTATATCCCACGCCCAACCCTCACGCTGGTCTAGTGTGATCTTGTCGTTGCCGTATAGGTTAGCACCATGAATACACAACCATCGTGCGTCATCCCAATTGTTGATGGCCTTGTCTACCTTGAAGGTCATCAATCCCTTACTCCAGTCTGCTGCCTGTGGTGACAGGAATGTGCTGGCTGGATACTTGCGAGAACGAAAGTCATTCTGCCATACATAATAGAACTCATCGTACTTGCTGTATTGTTCAGCTATCTGTAGTGTGCGTTCCACTTGTATGCGCTTGCTTACAGTCTTGTTGTTGTAGGTATACACCTCGTTACGTTTCTTACTCCAGTCCTTGAACAGCTTGCGTTCTGCCTCATCCATGGCTGCTGGTTCTTTGTTGAATGGGTAGCTAGGTAGTGGCCTGTCCTCTCTGGCTGGTAGTCCTGCCCACTCTTGTCCACTGTCCCACATGTTACGGATGATCTCAAGCACTGGCCTGTTGATCTGCCATGGTGTGTGTTGCAGTGTGTTCAAGCAGTCGAACTCTTGGGATAGGTCACGCTGTTTCAGCTTGGTCATGTGTGCCTTCATACTATCCTCTCCTGATTATACTTAATGGGTCTAAGAAATCTGCGTAGTATCCACCCCCCTCTGTGTCTGTCCAGTCCTTGGGTGGTACGATACATGGTGTCCATCGTGGTCTTGATACTTCCATGTGTGAATTAAATGCCTTGACCCATTCCTCTGTGATGGGTGTTGCCCTAAGATAAGTAGTCGTTTTATTTCTGCTAGTCGATAGCCTTTCCAGTCTGACTAGCCCTGTGTTCTTGATGATTACATCAACCAGCTTCATGCCTACATGGATACGTTGATCACCTGTCCATGCTAGATGTTTGTATCCATCCTTGTTCATCTTGTTAGTCAGGCCGTAGCGTCTAGCTGTCGTACCCTTCTCGTTGGCCTTCTTGATTGTGTTCCTTGCTACATCTCCCTCTGCTTCGATCCACTTCTCTAGCCTGTCTTGCATCTCTATGTTGACACCAATATTCTTTGCTACTTTAACCAAGGCTTGAGCCTTGCTGATGCCATCAACCATAGAGACTAGGGCTATGTATGCTACAGCGTCAGGCTTCATGCCTTGCAGCTTCTTGTAGGCCACATCCCTGTTGCTGGTGGGTGTGTCTTGTACTTGCTTTACCCCTTCAGCTACTGAGCCTACCACTGTGGCAATCATAGTCCTGCCATGCAGTGTGCGTGTCTCTTTACCCTTGCCTACTGCCTCATCTATCACACGCCTGAACCTGTTGATGCCAGCGTCCAGCATTTCTCGTTCTAATTCAAGCTGTTGTTCTAAACTGTACCCCATAGCCACACCCCTGTTACATGTATAGTATTACTGATAGGATTGGTACGCCTATGATTAAACCAAACAAACAAGCAAGCTGCATACCTAACCACGATTCATTGTCGTTGATAGTAGCTAGCATACCTGATAGCATAACCAGACTAAGCATACCCCAAACAAAACCTTCCATCATACCTCACCATAGTTATGTAGCATCCATCGTTCATGTGATGTTTCTTGTATAGCTACTGGTTCCTCTGCCCACTGCATCTCACACTCATGGCAGTAATACTCTATCATACCATCGACTGCGTATAGTGCCTCTGCCACACCATCCCCACACATCTCGCATTGCTTAAAGCCTATCGACATCTTGCTTATCCTCTCTTACTCTTTGCATCTTACCCTCAACATACCCATGCCTAAACTTGATATGATACTGAGCCTGATCATTCTTATCATACTGGTTGTCGTACTTCACAGCGTGATAGCCGTTGTGATATCCCATGATATAGGCATCATCGTACTTGTTGCGTGTTAGCTGGTGCTTGTAGTTAATCACTGCAAATCTCCTCTGTTTCAAACTCAGCACTACCAAAATCAAACATACCTGCTGCTGTTATTTCGGCTTCTGTCTCATTCTCTTCTTCAACTAATATTGTTGATGTGATTGTCACTAAATAACTAGGCATCGTCAATCTCCCTAAACAAATCTTCTGGATAATTACTTTTCAATACCCCTGCCCTGCGATACAGGCTAGCAAGGAATGTTAGCTTGTCGGCTTCATCTTGTATGATGTTCATATCATACTCAACCATTAATTTAAACTCTTGTATAGTAACTACATCAATTAATACCCTACTCATTGTGCTACCCCTTCTTCTTGATTGCATCACTGCCTTATGTACTGGTGTTATCTTCATTGTCTACCACCAGACTTACCACGTTATCATTACTACTGTCAAGCTCTATCTCATAATGATTAAGAAAGATAGAAAACTCACCATCATAGGCATCATGGATCACCTGAAAATACTCATCCAGATTATCGGTATGGAATGGCTTGCCTTGTGTGACGTAGCTGTTGCCCCTGTCATCATAGGCTTTCAGTAGTGTGATGGAATGTTCACCATCTATGTAAGCTAGTGATAGCATGTAGTCATTGCCTACATCATCCATTAGGTATAGGTGTAGTTGTTTATCCATTGTGTTGTTCCCTTACAAATAGTTCATGTGGTATCTTATCCCACTCACTGCGTCTGATCTTCCACTTGTCATGCTGTACTGGTGTGCATAGTCTTACCCACTTCCAGCCTACGTTAACCCATACAAGGCGAGTGCCACACACAGGCCAGCGTGAATCGTATAGGTCACACCTATATAGCTTGGCATTTGCCCATGTTTTTTCTGGTGGTCTAGGTGTTATCATTGTCAAGCCCTCTCAAAACAGTGGTTCATATGTTGCGCCATCATTATGCCTAGCCTTTAGACCTGATAGCTGTTGCCTCATGTTTACTACATCCTGTGATGCCATGCCTTCCCACTCAGCATCTTCTATCTGGACTTGCAATGCCTTCATCTTGGTTAGAATACTAGCAAGCCTTGCGTCTTGTGTTATGTCTGGATAGGCCGTGTCTATGTACATACCCATGACTAGCCCCCCTTCTTGTCTAGTGCTATGTCTGCCAGCTTGTCGGCTGCGTAGCTTGCTTCTTCTTGTGTTAGGTACTCAATCAGTACGTCAAAGATTTCGTTTGTTAAGTCTGTTTTGTTTTGTGAAACTACCTGTTGCATGGTGTTGTATTCTCTTTCTGTTGTTGTTGTGTTATCTAGTAGACGATTGATACCATCATATTATTGTAGCGTCAATCGTTTTTTTTTTTTATTTTGCCTCCACTCGCATGGCATGTGCGATATGTTCCAGTTCTGTTACATCATACCAGCGTTGGTCATTAAGAGGATGAAGCAATCTCTTGTTACCTTCAAAGGTGGCAAGGCATGGCTTGTGCTTATGTTGGACGATGTGCAAGTTACTCTTTCCCATTACACGCAGCAACGTGTTGAGCCTTTCGCGTGTCGTTACTGTGTTCCATCCTGCCAAGGTTATATGGACAGCCTTGGATCGTTTGACATTATAGCCACCTTCAGTTGGTTGTAGACAGGCGATGCTATTACCATGTAACTGCATGTAGAAGGCTTCGCTTGTCGTTGTCTCACCTGTTTTGTTGTTAGTCTCAACAAATCCAGTGCGTGTGATTTCTGTGTTCTTACCTGTTCTTTTCACGATACGATCAAGAAAGGCGAAAGCTGAATATTTACTGACTTGTCTCATTATACTATATCCCTGATTGCTAGTTTGATTGAACGCTTGTTGAACTTTGCACCATCCGGCGTAGTATTGTCAAGCCACTTTGCACATAATAATTTATGACCGTTGATATATCCTAATTCATTCACGGCACGATATGCCATCCGATACAATTCTTCATCATTGTTAATCCAAAGTGATACGTTCCATGCGTTCCATGATGGATAACCGTTGTAACCTTTTGCCATTGTCTTATTCTCCCTTGAAATAGTCGTTACAGATTGCAGCAATCATGCTAGCTAGATACAAGGCAAAGCCTGTTGTGCCTAGCACGAATGTAAATACGATAATAAAGTCTAACATGTCAAGCCCTTTTGTTGGTGGTGGTGATAGCTAAGGGTCTACCACCACCCGAATAGATTGTCAACTACGCTACGTTTGTTATATCTTGGCTGCCACCAAACTTGCGATTAGCCAAGGCTGGTAGTGATAGGTAGTGTGATTGCTTACCGAAATGCAAGCCCATAAACGTGCTACCCTTGCCGACACCAAAGCGGTTCTTTGCTACTCTTGGACGATACCCATAAACTGCTAGTGTCTTACCCATGATTTTAAATGTTTTGGTTTTCATTTGTTTATCTTTCTTTTGTTTGTTTCGATTGTTAAAGACTAGTGTATTCTGTTTAGGTTGTCAAACTCTTTTTTAGAATGGGCTAGCAAGGTTGAACGTATCTCTTTTGCGCTTTCTTTTGCCCTATCAAGATTGTCTGCCTTGGCAGTGCGTCCTTTGATGCTTAGAGTTAAGCACAAAGCAAAATGTATAGCAACAACAAAATGCAAAAAAATAGATAAAAAATGATAAGTAGTTGAAAAAATTAGAAAGAAAGTTTGATAGTGTTAAAAATTGTTTCGCATATAATAAGTATAGCAAAAAAATAGATAGAGAGAGACACAAACATGTTGCACAAATGTCACACATGTTGCACATCTGCAACACTCAGGCGTCATATGTTTGACACTGTTGTCAAATGTTTGACATTGACAAACCATGGTGAAGTGTGTTATACTAAAAGGTTGCGCGTGTCGAGGGGGTGTCACGCGTTCTATCCTATTATATACCCCCTCAGATTTTTTAGCAAAATTTAAATCTCTAGTGATCCTTTAATAGTACACTTGTAGTCCACTGTCTTCCAATGTCCGTCAGGAAGTATATCCTCATGTACTACTTTCATTTTAATACATTCTTGTTTATCTTCAAACCACTGTATATCTTGTGTTAAACATCCGTTATCCATACACACAGTTAATAATAGTGTCCATATTACTTCCATATCTTTGCCTTATTCTTTTAGCACGGTTGTGTTACTCCTCTATTAGAATAACTACAACGTCTGTGTTACACAAAGCATAACATAGTAAAGGTATAGTTAAACATATTTTAACATATACCTATACTATACTATGTAACAGGGGTCTAGCCTAAGAGGTACAGGTTAGAAAAACCCTAAGGATTCTCTAGGTTTATTTCCAAAGTTAAAACCATCCATAAACTTGTCTAGTTCTTCCTCAAGTAATTCTTCTTTTCTTGTTCGTATCTCTGTATCTGCATCAGCAGCCATCTGGTCTGACCAGTACTGCACTGCCATAGCAAGTACGTCAAGTCTATCGTCATGTGCTAATGCCCCTCTTTGTTTTGTTATACGTGTCATCTGATAGGCTAGCATATACTTAGCAGCCTTATCTGGTGGCATGTGTTGAGTACTATCATAGTCCTTTTGTATTACCTTAGGGTCTACCACCAGCCTGTGCTGGTTCATAACAGGCTCTAGGGTATCTATTATTCTGTGTTCCTTCTGCTTACTATGTCTAACTTCTTCCATCGTCACAGGATAGGTCTTTAGTAAGTAAGGCTTTAGCAGTTCAGTAAACATACCATCACCAAAGTTACTCTCAACCAACACCATGTTTACCTGATGTATCTTAGCCAAGTCTGTTAGATGTTGCAGCGTACTATTACTATAGCCACCCTCAACACCACCACAGTCAACCACGTGTAGGAAACCGTTTAACATCTTAACAACAGCGTATGCTGTCTCGTCAGAGCCTCTACCAGAGGGGTCAATGGCTAAAACACTACCAGTGTAGTTAGCCCTGCCTATGGTGTCCTCAGGGGCGTAGAACTTGTCCCCTGCTAGTCCTACATTGGGCAGTTCGTTAAGAGGCTTAAAGATACCATACACTAGTTTTTCAGGTGCAGTATCTTTATCACAGGAGTAGATCATTAAGTCACTTAGTTTAAGGGGGTATTTGTTTGCATCAGATAGTGAAGTATCCAACATAAATTGCAAAGCAAAGCCACTTCTACCATAACTTAGTTCTCTTTCTAGTAAGTCTGTGTCATCAAATCGTTTAGGGTCTGTAGGAAGCCCATACACGGCCTCTAGGTTAGTTTGCATAGAATCATACAGGAGAGGAGCCAACCTACCCCCATAAGCCTTCTCTGCGCGTTCTAGGCTAGGGTATCTAGCAGGCCATACTCTCATCTCGTATCCACGTGCTAGTAGGGCATTGTATAGAGACATCTCATTCTGTGGTGTACCAAGGTATATAATCTTACCATCAGGCTTTAAAACAGCGTCAAACTCTTTAACAGTCTCCCCAAGCTTTTCTCGCATCATATGTGTCATAGAGTTATTAGGGACTTCTACGTCATCAGCAATGATTATGTCTGCACGGCTACCTGTAAGCTGTCCTGTGACTCCTACAGACTTCACTGAGGGGCTACCAGAGGCTTTAGCAGGTGCTACGTCAAAGGCTATCTTAGACCATCTCTGGCCCTCTCTAGCAACCAGATGCTGGCATATAGGGAGTTCCATGATGATACGCTGAGTAAATGTAGAGAAGTCATCAGCACGTGCCTTAGACGCTGACACAACCATAAACTTTAGCTGTGGGTCTAGGAGTAGTTGATGTACTACGTAAGCAGCAGTGATGTAGGACTTACCTACACCACGGAAAGCCTCAATGATACAACGCTTGGGGCTATCCTGAAGATAGTGTGCTATGTCATATTGTATCTCAGTAGGCTCAGGTAGACCTAAATGCTGCCATACAAGGTATGTAAAGTTTCTAAAGTCTTTAAGTTGTTCTGGTACATTAACCATTATCTATTCCCAAGTACAAACTTTATTTTTTCTATGTCTATTTCTAACTGGTGTACTTTTTCAATAGTATCTTGTACATTCTTAGGTGGCTGAAAAGCATCAATCCACTGATCGTTTTCTTCTACTTCAGCCATAGCTAATTCAAGATTGTGTTCTAA